CACGTAATCAATAAGGCCTGGCGGCCAACACCTGTATAAGTAGCCAGTATTATTCCACAGCGATCAGGGATCGCCTACCCCTGATTTGAGATTTCTGCGGCGGCATGTTGTAACAGCCCGTCTAGCGCGGCCTTCACCGTTTGTCGGCGGACCTCGTCGCGGTTGCCCGGAAAGAATCGCTGCTCACTAAATACCGCCTCGCCAACGCCCCAGGCGAGCCACACGGTGCCCACCGGCTTGGTCGGCGAGCCCCCGTCCGGCCCGGCCACGCCGCTGACCGCCACGGCAAAGCGCGCCAGGCTTTGTCGCTGGGCGCCCCGCACCATGGCCTCCACCACCTCGCGACTGACCGCACCGACTTTTTCGAACAGCTCGCCGGGCACACCCAACTGCTGGGTCTTCTGGCGATTGGAATACGTGACGAAACCGGCCTCGAACCAGGCCGAACTCCCCGGTATCCGGGTGATCGCCTCGGCAATTCCGCCACCGGTGCAGGACTCGGCGGTGGTGACATGGGCATTGAGCAATTGCAAGCGCCTGCCCAGTTCAGCGGCCAACTCGGTAATGTCGTCCATGATGCTCTCCTGATTCGACGCGACTGGCGCCTACCGTACACGAGCATTCGAAGCATGCAAGGCTCGGCGGATTACTGGCGTAGGGCCCTCACATAGGCCTGGCAGGCCTGCAAGGCGATCAGTCCGCGGTCACCCTCGTCGGTGATGGCGATAATTCGTTGAGCATGCGCCGGGTCAAGTCGGGCGCGTGGGGCGCCATGATCCACGCCGCCGGTGCGGGGGGCGGCAGGCACTGCACAACCGGCGGCAACATCGTCGGCGTCGAGGAGGACTGACAGCCGGACATCGGCAGTAGCAAGGCGATCGCGCAGGCGATCCTGGTCACGTTGGGCATCGCTCAGGGCTCGGTAATGGGTTTGTTCACTGCTGGAGAGTTGTTTTTCCAGGACCAGGCGTTTGTCCTGCTCGACCTTCTGCTGCACCGCAGCCGCCTGGGTGATTTGATTCAGGGTTTCGGCCTGGGCCTGTGCGAGCCGGGCCAGTTGCTGAGCGTAACGCCAGTCCTGGAACCGCCACGCAAGCAGCGCCGGACCGCCGGCCAGCAGCCCGAGCAACACGACAACGCCCACGGCACGTGACGAAAAAGGCATCATGCCGAAGGTTGGCATAACACCGCCTTCGCCCGCGCCCAGAGTTGCAGGCGATCCTCCAAGCCGTTCAAGCCGCCGTTGATACGGCGGGTGATGCTGTTGAACTGGTCACAGTCGGCCAGTTCGTTCAAGCCGTTCTGCTCCCAAAACCAGGCGGCAGACTCGGTGGCCCATTGCGGTTGCTCCAGCAGCTGCGGCAACGCCAGCAGGCGTTCGTCACCGAACAACCCCTGACTGCAACGCAAGTAATTGTCGCGGCCGGTAATCTGGATCAATCCCCGACCGCGATACCTTTGGCCGTCACCATCGGCCTCGGGCGAGTTGCCCAGGCGAACGGCCAAGGTTCCGGTGTCGTATTTGCTCAGGTATTGCTCGCTGCCCAACTCCCGCACATAGCGCAATTGCCCGGACTCATGACCGACCTGGGCGAGAAATGCGGCCATGCGCTTGGGTGTGTCGATGCGATGGCGCGACATGGCGGTGTTCAACGCAGGAATAAAAACGCCCGCTTGGGCGCGGGCGTTGGGCATGATGTTGATGAGTTGCTGTTGGGTAAGGTCCATGTTCAGGTCATCGCAGGTACATGATCAAAGCTGTCCGACCAGCCAGGACGGTGTGACCGGACGATATTCAATGGTTGGAAAATGCTCATCTTGGGGCCAGTCCCTCAGCGCCCGGCGATAAGCCTGGAGTTGCGTGTACTGCGTCTGATCCAGCGTCGTACCGCCGCCGTCGTCCATTTCGTCGCGATCCCTTGCGATGAGGCGGTCGGTTGCTGTGAGCTGGGCGTTACGCCACGCATATTCGTTTTCCGATGCATGGGCCTGTGTCAGAGCGGGAGGATCGACGAGAATCGGATAACCATTGTCGGGGTTGGCTGCAACACGCTTGGGCGAAACTGCGAGTTGCTGAAGAAGCGAGAGCCAGTAAGCCTTGGGAATTTCAATCACATCACCGGGAATATCGGAATGATTGATGCTGGGAACATACGCTCCGCAAGTGCTTGGACTGAACAATAAGGTAAGTTCATTCATTTAATAACCCTTCGCAAAGTATGTAATGCCCCAACCTGCTCCCAGGTGTCCCAGATGGTCTCGGGCCTTCAGGCGCACGCCTTGCCGGGTTGCGGTTCCACCCACCATTATCACCGTGGCTATATCACCGCCTACATGGTTCGCGACAACCGACACAAAGGCGTTGGGAAATGAAATAGGAAAAGTAACGAACACTTCCCCATTGGCATCTGTTACGCCGTAACCCCACTGATCGATGTTTCCACTTGCGTACCTTTGGTAACCCGGATTGCCCAACTGGCCTGAAAACATTGAGGTGTATTTCAAAAGGACGGTGCCGCCTATCAACCGCCATTGATTGTCCAGTTTGACGAATTCCGCCGTTTCACCACGGCCCAACTCAATGGGGCCGAGCGCTGAGGACGAGGGCCCTAGCGTATCGGTAGGCGAGGCTGCCGATACGTTCACAACAGCCCCTACGTTGATCAATGTAAGTGTCGCCCCATGTAGGATTCCCGCTGTACTGGGCAGCGTGACGTTGATTGCCGTAGTGCTGGCAAAACTGACGGCTGCGCCAATATGGGTTTGTGTCAGCGCCGTACTGACCGCATAAGCAAAAAAGCTGGAATACTGAACGCCACTGCGTTTTACAAACTCCGTGGTAGCCACGGATCTATCATTATCAAACTGGGGAGCGGTGGTGAATAATCCGCTGCTACGCAAAGCCGTCAACAGCTGGTTATCCAATTGTTCCGACGGCGTTAGTCCTGCTGCTTGAATGACACTCAGCAACTCCTGCGTCACACCATTGCCCCAACTGGCGGGAATCAGGGAGCCTGGCGTACCTGCCCTGGGATCTTCGTCCACGAACCTGCCGTTAGACAAACCCGCACTGGGTATGCTTTTTGGGTAATCCAATTTTTATTTCCATATTGGCCGGCGATCAAAATGAAGGCGATATAGAGCCTCACCGTTAATGCGCAGTGGCACGATAAATTAAGAAAGTTTTGATGTTCTGCCGTGGGTTGCTTAAGCGGCCGGCTCGGGCATGACAGGCCAGATGATATCGGTAGGAAAACCGGCCTGATGCTGGATGCGATTCAATTCAACGCTATAGAGTTTCCACTCCATGAGCGCCAGTTGTTCCTGGTCGCTGGCGTCGCCGATGTCTTCGGCGTATTGCAAAGGAGCAATCCTTTGAACGGCCTCACGCAGTAATTTATCGCGTTTTGCCAAGGCTTCCCGTTTGAGATCAGCCCGCTGTTGCGCCTCATCAAATACCCACATATTCTCTCGCCACACATGGTAACTACCCGGCCAGGGTTCGGCTGTGTAGGTATCTGGCAACTCACCGAACTCGGTCCACTCCAGAAGAGCGCCGTTGTCCTTGCGATACACCAAGCCACGCCAGTCCACCATTTCTCTCGGAACTCCGTTCACCATGACCCAGGAATGATGCTCTTGGGCCGGGGGTAGTTCAAAGGAAAGTTGAATGCCGTTGACTGGGATCTGAATGCCCATCCCAGGGGTCACGGAAAGCTCTACCGGCCCCGATAGCACACCGGCTGCGTCAAACAGATAAATAAACATGGTCACCTCAGATCAACTTGATTCGGGCGGGATAGGCGATATTCCTGGGACGGGTTTCAGTGCCGAAACTCCCGATATTGCCTACCATCTCCGGGCCGGAAAAGAACAATGGATTGGGATAAGTCGTACCGACTATCCCTGTTGCAGGCGCGGCATTGACGTCACGGGTGACGTCCCAAGACGCATCAGCAATAGCAGGACCAGGGCGGTTAGCACTGCCCGAGCTGGTGGGCAAATAATGGTTGTGGCTTTCAAGGGCATACATCTGTCTGCTGCCCGCCGAACGGTCAATATCCACGCCTCGGGCTTCGTCCAACACGCGCAAGAACTCGCCGCGAATATCAGGAATCCGAAACGTGGTGGCGCCATCACCGCTCGTCCACGCGCCTTCATTTCCCGACCTGCTGGCTTCGTTCACTAACGCACCGGACAATTGCGCGTAATCCCACAACCACGGCCAATCACTACGCACCAGCAAATTTCCATTCAGCACCGCATACCCACCGGGAATGACCTGACGCGTGCACTCAAAGGAAATACGCCCCAAGGCCGTCGCATCGAACCGCCCCACCGGCCACCAAACCCCAGCTTCATCACTGCGCAGATGCCACCAGTCACCCCCGCCCATCAGCACCAGAAACGGATAGCCATTGGCCGCCAAATGGGTATGAAAGCGAATTCTGTCGCTACCGGAGGCCCGTACTGTCAAACGGTTACCGCTGTTATCCACACGCCGCACAATCACATCACGAATGCCAAGTGCCGCATTGGCCGCAGGAAGCGTCACTGTGTTCGCACCAGCACTGGCATCAATCAGCACAAGCCCCAGCTCGTCGGGCGCCAACGATTTAGAAGCCGTTAACCGCGTCACCACCGACCGCATCGGGCTGCTACGCCCGAGAATAGCCTGCAACGCCTTGATCAACTGGCCGGTGTCCGCTTCAGACGGTGTGATGCCAGCGGCGGAGATCACGCCCAGGATCTCCTGGGTGACGCTATTGCCCCAGAGCGCCGGAATCAGCGATCCGGGTGTGCCGGCCAGCGGATTTTCATCCACGAACCGCCCGTTCACCAGCCCGACGCTGGGAACACTTTTCGGATAATCCATGTTTTGTTTCTCTCTATGAGACGGTGCTTAAATCTGAAGGGGAAATGCTCGGATGG